CGCCACTTAAAATTAAGTATCCTGCTAGCAATCATGCCATTATGGATTACGTAAGATATACGCTTATCGGTTTTCGCACATTTTCTGATCTGGTCAGCCAAATATATTGAGATCCCTTCGGATGAATCCAAGCGAGAATCCACATCAATGGCTCTGACACACCCAGATTTGTCTGGATTATGATCCGATTTGGTGGCGCTATGACGAGCATCACCAATCCACCCATCACTGGTAGAGCGGCGATCTGGATACCAGGTATCAATTTGATCTCTTAACTGTGTACCTGCAGCGCATAGCCATGGTTTAGATGTCATTAACTCTCTCATGATCCGTATTTGTACATTCCCATTTAGCAGACTGAGCATCTAATATTGCTTCTGCATGGCATTTAGGTGGCATAAAAATATCTTCTAATGGTAAATATGTATAACCTATGCCAGCGTAATTGCCTCTAATTTTGCTGTTGTAACTTGTGCGCTTGCATGTTTGATTTCTAAAGTTTCCATACCATGTTTCTGTATCTAAACTTTCAATAGTTTCTTTTTCATCAATACCTACTATAACTTCGGTAACGATATTGTTTTCATCTAAGAATGCGTAATGTGCCATTATGCCCAACTCACATTCCCAGTACCAGCTGTAATGCTAGTAATTTTATCTGATCCACTTGTAGTTGTAGATAATGTTAAGCCACCACCAGGATTTGAAATTGTAAATGAATTTGGGTATCTAAGAATTACAATACCTGAGCCACCGTTACGACCAGAATTATCGGCATCACCGCAATTTCCGCCGCCGCCTCCGCCAGTATTTGCAGTTCCTGCAGTTCCAGCACCTGTTGAAGCACCATTTCCTGCGTTTCCTGCGCCGGCAAGTCCACTCCAACCTGTTCCTGGATTACCTTTACCGCCGCCGCCTCCGCCAGCATAAGTTACTGATGAACCAGTTATAGAATTAGCAATTCCATCGCCACCATCTGATTGTGCATCTGTGTTGCCTACTTCTGATGCACCACCGCCGCCTCCGCCAGAACGAATATTTGTAGGTGCGGAATCATATCCAGCACCGCCAGCAAAACCTTCAACTGGGGAATATGAACCTGAGTTACCAGCACCACCAGCACCAGGTGGTAAAAGACCAGCAGTATTTCCCCCTCGACCTCCTCCACCCGAACCTCCAGGCCCTCCAGCAGCTGCTTCGGCACTATTATTAAATCTTGAAGCACCACGACCACCACCACTTGATGTTATAGTTGAAAAAACAGAATTGTTACCTGGATTAGATTCACTATCAACTGCACCACCTGCGCCACCAGCACCAACTGTTACTGTGTAATTAGATGTTGGATTTAAAGATAATCCCGAACCTGTGCGATAACCACCTGCGCCACCGCCACCGCTTGCTAAACTTGAACTTGCTTGTGATCCTCCTGCGCCACCACCAGCAACAACTAAATATTCTACAATTAACGGCGGAAGTACAAGAGAGTACAAACTTGCAACTATGTTACCTATCATTATGCAATAGCCCCTAATACATACCACGCATTAGCACCTGTTTTAATACATACTGCAGATTTATATTGTGCAAGGGTTGGTGATGCTGCAACTGCGCCCGCACTTAATACTGTAGTAGTGCCAGAGGTAACTGCTTTGATAGTTACTAAATTTGTTGCCTGATTTAATACAGTAATAACAGTACCTATCGGAAAGTTATATGTAGCATCTGTAGGTATTAAAAAATCCGCAGCTGTAGATTTATTCATAGGTATTAACTGTTGGTACTCATCTCCGCTACCTACTGTATAATTAGCGGTTTTAGCAGTCTGTACTGTAAAGGCTGGTAGTCCATTCCACATAGCGGAAGTTACTACATCACCTGTTGCGCCTGGCCATGTTGACATTTATTCTCCTTAGTAAGATAGAACCCCAGAACCTAATTCACTATAGCCAAGTATAAAGCCATCTATGACAGGTTCTAGCGTTGTAAAGGTTGTTTTCCAGCTATTTGGGGTGATATTCATTCTCACGCCAAAGATCTGCAAAGTTTTTTCTATAGTTGATCCACCAGGCTGGGTAGTAAGCACTGTGATCGGATCAAAGAAATCTAGGTCTAGGGCTGCTACTACACCTGTATCGTAATTAGGGGTGTATAGGTCTAAGACTATGGCATCGCATCGGATAGAGGTTTCAGCTCTACTGGCCACATAAGCCTGAGCATAATTTAGTGCTACTGCATCACTTTCCATTAGTAGGCCATCTAAAAAATAGCTGTGGAGAAAGTACTTATCTATGCTGGCTTGGTTTGTGGCTACCTGAGCAGTACCACCTAATCTAGTAATGGTGGCTTTATTAAATATAAGCACATCGTTTAATATCCAGGCTGCATCAAAGTAATCTATGCCAGTGCCATCATCTGCAAAGAGTGTAGGCGTGGCAGCTATAGATGCGACAGTTACATCTCGATCTTGAAATACAAACGAGCCAGTAGCATCTACATATAGTGCGCCATACTCTGATTCGGCAACAGTGGTTAAAGCTGCTAAGGCTGTGCGATTAGTGCCTGGGTCTGCCTGTAATGTAGTTAAGCCTGTATCTATATCACGCATAGATTGTGGCCATGAAATAGCATCCAACAATTTATTTACACGTGTGCCACTCAATTGTCCAGCACCTGAATCTGTAACTGTGCTTATCTGGGCTAATTGGGCTAATCTGAAAGCATCTACAGCTTGTATGGTGGTAGTAGCCACATCCTCTGATTCTTGTGGGTATGTAGTTACATAGCTTGTAATAAACCCTGAAAATATAGGATAGGTAACGTTGTTATAGGTAGCAGTAATTTGCACCTTTTTCATAGGTGTCAAATATGTAAAATATGGGCTAGATGTATTCTGTGGGTTAAAGTCGCCATTTTGATCTGTTAGACGTAAAGTAAGTGAACCTGTTTGAAATAGATCGCTTAATGCAGTACGGCCTCTATTGGTTTCAATTCTATTTATTTGATTTGATACATCAACAATTATGGATGCAGAGTCAGCCAGTACATTAGTACCTAAAATACCTTGGTCAATAATCATAGCCTGAGCAGCGCTTGGCCCAGTACCAAAGTTAATTATTGCATTAAGTGTAGGTACGGCCATGATTAAAGGCTTCCGTTTGCAGTAGTGCTATATCCGCTACGACCTGCTACCTGGATACTCTCAGCTATAAGTTGAGCAAACCTATCGCCAGACTGTGCGGTATCTATAGTAATTCTTATGTCTTGTTCAGTAGGCCTTAAACCAGATAAAGGATTATATGTAAATCCTGTGGCTGCTAAATCTTGTGTAGTAACAGTTAGACTGGATAATGGATCATATGGTGTAATTGATGGAAATTTATTAAGTATATCTGATCCACCGCTAGTAGTTGTTTTAGGAATATCATAACCTTTTAATGACATGCTTTGGATAAATGCCGCTATCTTAGCGTTCATAAGTTTTACAGCTTCTAAGGCTTCACCATATTTAAGAGCTACTTTTTTTGCTGCTTCAGCTGCTTCTAACTCTGCTAATGCTTTTTTACCTAACGCTTCATCATTTTTGGCAATAGCGATCAAACCATCTAATCGCTTCTTGGTTTCTTGATCTGTGGCTTCATTACGTGCTTTTTGTAAGCCAATTAACTCTAAATCAAACTTTTCTTTTAGTTTGTCTAATTCAGTTTTCTTCTTTAATATCTCATATTCTTCTTTGCGTTTACCAGTAGACAAAGCAATAATTCTAGCTTCTAATCTTCTATTGATAATACGTGCTCTGGCTAATGCACTGTTTTCTTCTGGACTTAATTGTCTAGCACTTGTAGCAGCGCCAAGGACTGCACTTCCGCCAACAATAGTAAAGGCAGCCGCCACAGTTTTAGGGCTTTTACTAGCAATAGCGATGGCTAATAAACCAGCCTTGAATGTAGGATTACTTACTAAGTCAGTAAAGCCTTTAGTTAATTTGGCTATCTCTCTAATGGCATAAGCTATATTGTCGCCTAGGTTTTCAAAATCTGTGGCAAGGGTAGCGACAGAACTATCTTTGCTTAAGATTTCTAATGCATCTACTAAGCCTCGGCCAATAGATTTAGTGGCTTCATCTGCGCCTTTTTTAAGCACATCCATCTTGCCTGCATAAGTATCTAATCTGGCCGATGCTTGACCTGAGAATTTCTTTTCTAGCGCTTCCATGATTTTATTCATGTCGCCAGTTTTAATTATGTTTGCATCTATACCAGTGTTTAATCCTTCAATTGCTTTAGTTTTACCTCTAATACCTGCGGCTAAAGCCCCTACCACAGTATCTAAACTTTCGCCAGTACCAGCACTTGTATTTAATGCAGCCTCTAGTGTGCGCTGTGATAGCCCAACTGATCTAGTAAGGTTTAAGAATGTTTGAAATGGTTTGCGTAAGTCTGTAAGTATTGCGTATGTTTTTTCTAAGCCCTTTATATAATCTTCTACCTCTGTAACTCTAAATGCGTTGCCAGTATTTTCTAATTGTAACTGTAATGATTTGGCTGCGGCTTCATCATCGGAAAATGCTTTAATGGCTTTCTTACTAAACGCTACTAATGCAGCGCCACTAAATGCAACACCAAAGGTACGTGCAAAACTCTTTACACGCTTTTCAAATACGTTTACATCTTGCTGGGCTTTTTTAAGCGCTTTACCATTCCAGGTAGCGAGTGCGGATACGACTACATTGGCCACTATGCCACCTTCTTCATTTCAGTAGTGTCATTAAAGTAATCAGCGCCCGCTTTGATTGCATCTAAAATAGCATCATAAATTCTAGGACTATCTTTAGCCCAAGCCTTGTAAATTAATCGGCCTGATCCTTTGCGACCAGCACTTCTGACATCTTTAATCTTTGGCTGTTTAGTAAGTTCTGGCAAGTCAGTAACAAACTGGTATCCTGCAAACGGATTATTAGAATCGTATCTAGCTGTAGATCTGCTCTTACGTCTAGCAGTACCAGCCTGCTTAAATGCCATTGTGCCACCACCAGGATTAATAGATGTAAATGGAGCTCTACCTTGTGGGTTTAATCGGCCTGCAGTTTCATAAATACGGCCAGCCGCACTAATGTTATATACGTAATTCTCAACTTGAAAACCATTTTTGAATCTTCTGTTCTGACCTTCTTTGTAACCTATACCACCTTTTACATTATTGGCATCATACTTTGGAAATGGTCGATAATCTATACTTGATGATATTGGTTTAGACCAGCCAGATAGTACCTCTGTATTAGCAGGTACATAACCTTTAGCGGTAGCTTCTACCTGGCGCATTAATGGATTAATAGCAGTTTTAATGCGAGCATAGAGATCTTCATCGATAAAGCTAAGGCCTTTCATGACCTCTTTAACGCCTACGACCTCGGCTGGCATTTTTAATCTCCTTAGCTCTATCAACCAATACTTTAACCATTGCTTGATACATTTCCGAGTCCATATTAATAAACTCGCTAGGCGGAATCCCAGTTTCTATAGCCATCTGTGCGATGCCGTAAAGGATAGAATCCCGCTGTGTTATTTTTTTTCTTCGTCTAATACCTCGACAGTTTCTAGGCTGTCTATAAATTCCACGTTAAATAAAGGTACTTGAGCACCTGATCTGCGCAAGCACTCCCAAGCTAACCAATAAATGTGGGTTTGCTGTTCATGCTCACGCAGCATCTTGCTAATACCTGCACCATATTTCAATTCGAAAGCGTATTCGACACCTGGTGTTATCTTGTGTTCTGTAACTTCACCAGTAGCCCTAGTAATCTTTAGCTTTGCCATTGTTACTCCTTAATTAGAACGCCACTGATGGCGATACTGTGATTCCAGAGTTTACAGTAAATGTAACGCTAGATGTAGCAATTTCGGCTACTCCAGCTGATCCAATTGGTGTTAGGTTGTTTACTAAGATTGAGAACTGGTAGGTAGGGTTAGCAGCTGAAACTGTAGTTCCCTTAACTGTAATTACTGATACAGCTAGAGTCTTGCCAAATGCCTCATTAAGAGTCTGGCTTACCTCAGATGTTGCCCAGTCGTTCATAAAGTCGATTGTAAATGTGCCTGATTGTAGACCTGCTACGAATCGGTGAGCGGTGTCACCCATCGCAGTAATCTCTAGCTCATCTACGATTTGGTTGATAACAGCGCTAGATACTAGGTCGCTAATATCAATAGATGGTGTAGTAGGCGCAGCGTTGGTCGCTAGCTTGATGCCTACGTTATTGTTTAAGTATATTGCCACTGTTATTCCTCTTCCTTTTTAGGTTGTACTTTTTCTTTTGGTGCTTCTTTTATTTGGCCTGTCTTTATTAAGAAGGCTAAATCTTCTTCTTTGCTCATAATTAACTCCAGCTCGTTAGGATTGATACTGTTATTTCAGACACCAATAAATCGCCACTTTGAGCGCTTACGATTGCTGGAGCTGAAATGCTTGATATATTAAGTGTCAGCGCTGACGCTGCTAACTTTGTTACTACGGCTAATATGTAATCTTCCATACCAGCCAAGTTACCCTGGTTATCTAACGCAGGTTTAGTAATTAAGATTCTAAAGTTTGCTAAAGGTAATACTGTTACATGATCGTTATTGCTTGGCACTATGTAAGGATCGCCAGGGGTAATCGCTACTGCATTGGCAAGTAATGTAGCTGGTGGGAATGCAAAGACTGACCACACGCCAGCGTTTGTAAGATCTGTGGCTAGTGTGCTACGTAGTGTGGTAATCGCAGCTGGCATATTAACCTACCAGTGATGCTGGACTTGAATACGGCTGGATGAGACCACGCACTCGGTTAATCAGCTGATAACCCAT